GCGACTCCAGCACCAACCCATCAGCCCGCGGCGCCCACGTCTGCCACCACCGCACCTACCACGCGGACGGCTCCTACACCGACAGCCCCGGCGGCAAGACTCTGGCCAAAGAAATCGCCGCACGCCTCTGCCCCATCATGCCCGGCCGCGCCAACAAAATACAAGCCCGACCAGACCATGACCTCAACCTCTCCTCCCTCGCCATCCTCCGCCAGACCAAACCCACCGCCGTCCTCGTAGAAGTCGGCTTCCTCTCCAACGATGAAGACCTGGAGCGCATCCGCGCCCTCCGCCACGAACTCATGAGCTCCATCGCCCTCGGCATCGCCGCCTACCTCTCGGAGCACGGGACTTTAGTCCCGTAAATTCGTAATTCGTACTTCGTAACTCGTAATTCGTAAATCCCCATGTATCGCCGCCTCGCAGAATCCGTCATGCAAAGCATGGACGACATGCGCCCCATCTGGGACTGGCTCGCCAAACGCATCATGCCCCGCCAGTCAGACGTACTCAACTGGGTATCCACCCCCGCCTCCAAACGCAAAGCCGAGCACACCTCCGCCGCCGCAGAAGCCTGCTCCACCCTCGCCTCCTCCTTCAACACCTACATCACCCCCTCCGGTCAGAAATGGTGCAAATTCGTCACCCCCGACTCCTTCGCCTCAGAAAAACACGAAATCTGGTACGCCAACGCCACAGACGTCACCCTCGACGAACTCGCCCGCTCCAAATTCTATGCCGAGAAATACGAAATGGACCTCGACCGCTGCCTCTTCGGCACCGGCTGCCTCTTCTGCGACGGCTGGCATAACGACAAACTCCACTTCCGCCACATACCCATCGGCACCTACGGCATCGCAGAAAACATCGACCGCGACGTCGACACCCTCTGCCGCAGCTTCCAGTACACAGCCCACCAGGCCGTCTCACGCTTCGGCACCAAAAACCTCCCCCAGGACATCCTCCAGGCCTACGAACGCCCCGAAGAACGACTCACCAGAAAATTCGAATTCTGGCACCTCGTCACCCCGCGCAAAGAATACACCCTCCCCAACGGAGAAAACAACATCCCACCCCGCAACCGCCGCTACGCCTCCGTCTACCTCTACGCAGGCGGCAACAAACCCATCGTCGAAGAATCCGGCTACCACGAATTCCCCTACCTCGTCACACGCTTCCTCAACTGGGGCAACAACGTCTGGGGCTACCCACCCGCCTACAAATGCTTTGATGAACTCAACCGCAACATCAAACTCGACCGCGCTCAGGACATCCTCACAGACCTCCAGGTCTACCCACGCATCCTGCAAGCCGCAGAACAAGTCGGCGAAATCGACTTCCGCGCCGGCGGACGCACCGTCGTCGACTCCTCCCTCGAAGCCCCCAACCTCCCCCGCGAATGGCTCACCGGCGGACGCATCGAATCCGCCATCGAACGCCAGCAGAACATAGAACGCCGCCTCCAGGCCGCATTCTACGTCCCTTGCCTCCAGGTCATCTCCACCATCGACCGCGAAATGACCGCAGCAGAAGTCCACGCCCGCCAGGAAGAAAAAATCGTCGCCTGCTCCCCCACCTACTCCCTCTACTGCTCAGACTTCTCAACCCTCATGACCCGCGTATTCGCCGTCCTCTACCGAGTCGGCAAATACAACACCTCCAAAGCCACCCAGCCCCCGGAACTCAAAGTCCCCACCGCTGACGGCGAACACTTCGGTATCCGTACCCCCAAAATCACCTACCACGGCAAAATCAACCAAGCCATCAACCAGGCAGAAAAATCCAGCCTCGACTACGCACTCGCCTCCATCGGCAACTACATCCAACTCTCCGCCGACCCCACCTGCCTCGACATCGTAGACACAGACAAACTCGTCCGCTACACACTCGACAACGCAGGAGCCCCCGCAGAAATCTACCACACATCCACAGAAGTACAAGCCATCCGCAAAAAACGCGAAGAAGCACAAGCCGCCGCCCTCCAACTCCAACTCGCACAAGCCGCCAACCAAGGCTCACAAGCACTCAGAAACACAAAATAAAAACATGCACCCCGAAGAACGCATAGCACAAGCCCGTCGCAACCGCCGCCACCTCCGCCAACACATCGACGAAGAAACCCTCCGAATCCTCGAAGAGCGCTTCCAGACCAACCTCCCCGCCTACCAGCGCAACGCAGACGGACACTACTGCCCCATCGCAGCCGCCCTCCGCGACGGCCAGCGCGAAGTCATCCTCTACATCCGCCAACAACTCCAACTCGCAGAACAAGAAACCGACCTCAACAACTAAAACAAATCCCCCCCGAGCGCCGGAGTTTCGGAGGCGCGAGCCTCGGCGTAGAACGACCCTGACCAGGGTCGGACGAAGCCGGGCAACTCGCAGAACAAGAATCTCAAAACAACTAATCTATCATCATTATGGAAAACGATACAACCAACACGACCGATACAGCAACAGAAACCCTGTCCACCTCATCGGAGCACGGGACTTCAGTCCCGACTCAAAATAGCCCTGCGGCGGCGGACACCCAGCAACAGACAGAAATGCCGGAATACTCCAAGGAAGCCGCCGACGCCCTCAACGCCGCCTACTCCCTCACCGAGCCTGCGGAGCCTCAGAGCGGGCTCGCCACGCCACAGTCAGAAGACGCAACAGCTCCCGACAACGGCGGGCAACCCGACTACACCCTCACATTCCCCGACACCTTTGCCGAACACCCCGAAGCCGCCGCATTCAACACCATCCTCGCTCCCATCGCCAAACAATCAGGAATCGACGGCACCGCATTCGGCAAACTCTTCGCAGATGCCTACACCGCCATCACCGACGCGCAGAACCGAGCCGAATGGCAGAACCGCTTCCAACAGGACGCCGCCCTCAAAAAAGACTGGGGCGCAGACTACGAAGCCAACATGACCACCGCCCGTGGCCACATAGAATTCCTCAAACAAAAAGCAGGCCTCACAGACGCCGACCTCGCCGTATTCGCCTCCCCAAAAGGCATGCGAGCCCTCTACGCCATGGCCACCGCCCACGCCACCCCTCCCGCCGCCGGACTCGATGCAAACACCATCTCCGAACAAACCTGGGCTAAATCCGTCATGTCCCCCGACCACCCCGACCACGACGCATTCACCAACCCCATGAACCCCCGCTACAAAGAAGTCAATAACCGCTGGCTCCGAGCCAACGGCCAGTAAATCACCGCGTATAAAAATAAACGTAGAATTTCACACCATTCTTCGCCATAATACCACCATCGGAGCGCGGGACTTTAGTCCCGCAAATTCGCAACTCGTAACTCGTAAATCCCCATGTCAATCGTACTCCCCAAGCAACTCGTCGACCTGGCACACACCAAATATGCCACCAAATGGGATCACGACTGGACTCAGACCGAGTCCCGCCTCATCCCATACGTCTCCGAAATCGCCAACCCGCAGGGCAAGTACTACCGCTTCCCCCGCCTCGGCGACACCGAAATGCACGAATACGTCTCCAACGAAGAATCCGTCGTGTTCGACAAGCTCAAAGTCGGCGACTACGGCTTCAAACCCCGCAAGTTCCACAACGAAATCCCCCTCAACGACGACGACAACGCCGAAGCCTACGACCTCATGTTCAACCTCGACCTCATCCGCCAGAAGCAGGCCGCCGCCGCCGCTCGCTTCATGGATGAAGTCATCCTCGGCACCATCAAAGACAAAACCACCGGCAAATACCGCCTCAAGACCACCGCCGACGGCGGCAACCGTGGCGGCATCCTCGGCTGCTCCTACACCGGTGAAGACGGCTCCGAATCCCACGAACTCGACCTCACCTACGAATCATTCAACAACAACACCGGCAACCTCATCCCCATCGACTACGCCACCTCCGGCACCGGCGTCTCCGAAATCCTCGCAGGCACCGTCATCGACCGCATGAAGTATGCCGTCCGACGCCTCGCAGAAAACGAAGCCTTCAACTCCGTTGACCCCTCCGAACTCTGCCTCGTCATCTCACCCGCCATCGCCCAGGTGCTCGGCTCGCTCGAAATGTCCATCAACCGCGACTACGCCATCGGCGACCTCGGCGACATCGGCCGCCCCGTCTTCAACCGCGCCATCGGTGCCACCATCATCCAGAGCAACATGCTCCCCACCATGGACACCACCAACAAAGCAGGCACCGCCGTCAACGGCGCACGCATGTGCGTCGCCTACCTCAAATCACAGATTGGCTTCGGTCGCTGGCGCTCCACCGAATTCCGCATCAAAGACATCAACGACAAAGTAGCCATGGACTACTACGTCCGCGTACGCGGCTCTGCTGGTTGCGGACGCAAGCGCGACGACGCCGTCTTCGTCCTCCCCATCCTGGAGAGCTGAACCATTTTCTCACTCCCCATCATCGCAACCCCAAGCCCCGCCCCGCACACCCCGCAGGGCGGGGCTTTCAAATTACCTGCGCCCCAGCCCGCTAACTTCCAATTCGTACTTCGTCCCTCGTCCTTCGTACTTCGTAACTCGTACTTCCATGAAACGCCTCGCATTCAACGGCGGAGAAATCTCGCCCGCCATGACCCTCCGCTCCGACATGGACGCCGCCACCCGCTCCTGCTCCCTCGTCACCAACTGGAACATCCATGCCACAGGTGGAGTCTCCCGCCGCCGCGGCATGCGACACCTCACCACCACCACCGAAAACACCTCACGCCTCATCCCCTACCGCTACTCCGCTGAACAAACAGCACTCATCGAAATCGCACCTGCCGCCCTCCTCGTCCGCGATAGCGACACCGCAGCCATCATCGCCACCTTTACCCCGGATGAAGAAACACCCTGGCAATACCCCGACCTCACCCAAATCACCTGGCTGCAGATAAACTCCCTCCTCCTCATCCTCTCCCCTCACACCCCCATCATGCAGCTTCAATGCGATGATGGAGGCGCATGGACATTCTCCCCCTTTGAATTCGTCTCCCCACCCTGGCAGACAGAAGACTACCGCGACATCGAACTCACCCTCACACCCGACGGCACCGTCTACACCCCATCCTACGCCCCCGTAGAATCAGACGACGGAGAAACCGCAGAAATCCTCCCCGAAGACACAGAAGCCTCCACCGGCGACATCCTCCGCGCCTCCTACTACACCACCCGCACAGAAGCATTCGCCAAAGCCGCCACCGCCTCCTCCGGACTCTCCCTCCTCACCGCACTCACCACCTCCTCCAACATCTCCCTCGGCCAGAAAATCGCCTGGCAAGACCCCGAAGACACCCTCGACCAATACTACATCTGCACCGCAGACTGGACCGGCTCCAACGACTTCACCGCCGGCTACATCTCCCCCGCCAACTACCCCGACAACTTCGACCGCGCAGATTCCTCCGACGGCTTCGACCCCTCCGCCGCCATCACAGAACTCTCCTCCGGCAAAACCTGCAAAAAAGGCGACAAAATCGTCTTCCGTTCCGGCTACTACGACCTCTACTACTGCATCCGCCCATTCAACGGCTCAGCAGACTTCCGCACCTCCACCAACCCCGCAGATTACCCCCGCCACTTCACCCGCGGCATCCCCATCGGCCAAGCCATCCCCTCCGGCGGCAAATGGCAATTCTACTGCTCCGGCACCTGGTACGGCACCTACGAAATCCGCCGAAACTACGAAACCGGCGCCCTCACAGAACAATGGGAACACCTCGGCGAATCCATCTCCTCCATCGGAGCCACCGCCAACAACCTCATCACCGGCAACGAAGAAGAAGAAGAATGCTACCTCCGACTCTTCCTCACACAAATCCGCTTCGTCACCCCCGGCAACCCCGCCGCAGGCTGGCCTCCCGACTACTGCGCCAACCGCCTCATCGTCCAATCCTACCGCCGAAACATGCAACTCACCGTCCTCGCAGACGGCACCCTCCAGGACACCTCCCCCATCATCACCCCACTCACCTCCCCCATCACCACCACAGACTGGTCATGGTGCGCCTTCAACTCACGCTACGGCTACCCATCCCTCGCCACCCTCCATGAATCCCGCCTCGTCCTCGCCGCCACCACCACCCAACCCCAGACAATCTGGATGAGTCAGTCCGACAACCTCAACAACTTCACCACAGGCGACCTCGACACCTCCGGCATCCACCTCACCATGAACACCTCCACCCAGGCCCCCATCTGCTGGATGCTCTCCCGCCGGGAAGTCATCATGCTCGGCACCATGGACGCCGAATGGGTCATCAAACCCTCCACAGGCGGCGCAGGCCTCACCCCCGCAAACGCCCGCGCCTACAACCAGGGCAACAACGGCTCCATGCCCATACCCGCCATAGGCACAACAGACCGCGTCCTCTACACCGAGCGAGGCGGCGGACGCGTCTACGAATACGGCTACCGCTACGAAACCGACGCCTACACCTCCGCAGACCTCACCATCTTTGCAGACCACATCGCCTCCGCAGAGCAGGGCATCACTGGCGGCACCGTCCTCAACAAACCATACACCTCCGTCATCTTCACCACCGCATCAGGCAACCTCCTCCTCTGCACATACAACACCATGCACAACGTCCACGCATGGCACCGCTACACCACACAGGGAACCATCCAATCCGTCGCAGTCCTCCCCAACGGCACAGGCTCCGACCGCCTCTACCTCATCGTCAACCGCGACACCTCACGCCGCATCGAAATCATCGACGACACCAAGGAACACTACCTCGACGGCCTCGAAGAATACCCCTACACCTCCACCCTCGAAACCACCGCATTCTCCTCCCCCGAACACAACGACCGCAAAAACAAAACCGCCACCGTCGAAGCCTACCTCCTCGCCCCCACACCACCCCCATCAGCCATCCAACTCTCCACCGGCGGAGCCTACAAACCCAACGACCGCCACACCATCACCCCCGGCTGGAACCAATTCACCGCCACCGCCAACTGGCGCACCATGCCCTACATCGGCATCCAATGCACCGGCAACCACCCATGCACCATCTTAGCAATGCAACTCGAATAACTACGGCATAACACACACCACACCTTGCACATCCACCTGCTATCTGCTACAATCCACCCGCTCCCGGTGCACCGCAAGGCGCAGCAAATCCCCCGGCGAGCGGGCATCCGCCCGGCACAGACTGACACCCTGCGCCTTATCAACCCACATTATACAAAAACCGTATATGGATGTACTCATTTGTATAGTGAAAGCCACGTACTACTTGCTGGGTAGTCTGGTTTTCGCAAGAAAGCTATTCGACAAGCAATAGTGCGTAGCCCTGAGCCCGCCCTTTCGGGGGCGGGCTCTTGTATCTTCCCTGTATTCGGGCAAAAAATCAGAATTCGCTTGACATTCCCACCGAAACCTGCTTATATAAGGTCAGTACATCCAAGCAAGCCAAACCGCCGTCAACGGTGAAGCTTGCCACCATCAATCGCCCCCGATTGATTTTCTGAACGCTCGCAGCCTCCGCACCTGCGAGCGTTCGTCCTTCGTAATTCGCACATCGTACTTCCCGTCAACTCCTCCAGAACTCCTCCAGAACTCCTCCAGAACTCCTCCACGTCCGGCACTACATCCACATCGTCCTTCGTACTTCGTAAATCGTACTTCTCAAATCTCCGGCAACCCCATCGCCGCCCCCCGCAACTGCTCCGCCGTAGGCCGCAAATACACCGCATGCACCTCAGCAGACTCATGCCCCACCAACTCCATCGCCATACCCTGGGAAACACCATTCGCATGCAACATCGTCACCACCGTAGCGCGGAGACAATGAAACGTCTTACTATGCCACGTCCTGCGCTTCCCCTGACCACCGCCAGACTGCAAACCGATACCATGCAGCCGCACCAACTGAGTAAACTCCTGACTCGGATTTGAATGCACCCGCAACCGGGGCAACACCCATACCGCCGCATCACCACCCAGCCCCTGCGCCCATTCGTAGCGCGCACGCGCCCACTCATAATACCCCGCCAGCATAGGCTGCTGCAACCGGCGCCCCGTCTTACCCGTAGTCATATTCACCACCCGGCGCTCCCAATCAAACTGCTCCCAGCGCAACGAGCGAATATCCCCCAGCCGCTGCCCGAACGTCCCCAGACAACAGCGTACCGCCGCCGCCCACTCATCCGGCAACTTCTCCACCAGCACCTGCACCTCCTGCGGAGAAAACGCCTCATGGAGCACCCGTTCCTCCTTAGAATCCGGTGGCACAGAAACCCTATCACAAGGATTCCTGGCAATCAACTCCGCATCCAGCGCCCAATTAAACGCCGCACGCAGCACATAGAGCCCATGCTTAACCGTCTTACAGCGCACCTCAGCCCGCCTATCCGTCACCCATTGCTTAATATCGGCCCGTGTCACCAAGCGCGCCGGCTCAAGAGCGCGCTTACCCAACCAATCACAGAACAGCGCATACGTCGTCCTGGCATTATTATAAGTAGAAACCGACAAACGCCCCAACTTCCCCGCCAGCATCTTATCGAACAACTCCCTTACCGACAAATTATCCGCGCGCACCGCCTCCGCCAAAGACTCCTGAGCGAACGCCTGAGCCACAACAAGAGCCCTATTTTTCGCCTGCACCTTAGACAACCGTTCCCCCCTGAACATCCCCCCGGCCACCGGCACCTTAGTAGACCTCTTAAGCCTCACGCCATTAGACAAAGACCACTGCGCCACCCAGAACGGAGACTTGGCATCCACCACCAGCCCGACACTCACAACATGATACTTATTCATAAATTGCTAAATTAGATAAACTCGCTCATATTCGCTCAACGATTCGCGCACATTTCGCTCAAACCGCTGCGCTAATTTAGCAACATAGAACAACAAAAAGCAAGAGCAATAAGCACTTGCGCTAATTAGCACTCAACAAGAAAGCAGTCCCGACGGGAATCGAACCCACATCTGCCCTTTAGGAGAGGGCCGTTCTATCCATTGAACTACGGGACCGGATGGAAAAATTACGAGAATGCGGCGCGGACGCGTTCGAGCTGATCCGGGGTGAGGATGGGAGAGAGTTCAGAAAGCATACGGGCGAAGTATTCCGGACGAGTCCAGCCGTGGAGGGGCTGTACATCCGGCTTCGCAAATGCCCAGGTGGGTACGGGCATGACCACATCCAGCACGTACGGGGCCGCGGCACCCATGCGGCAGAGGGCGGCAGTCGCCTGCTCTGCAAGGCCGTGGTACAGGCTCAGCAGGGTGAGCACCCAGGTGCAAGCCGGGCGATTG